CGGCTACGGCTGCGGCAACGGCTGCGGCGACGTTGACGGCGACGGCTACGGCGACGGCTACGGCTGCGGCAACGGCTACGGCTGCGGCAACGGCTACGGCAACGGCGACGGCTACGGCTACGGCGACGGCTACGGCGACGGCTACGGCTGCGGCAACGGCTACGGCAACGGCGACGGCGACGGCTACGGCGACGGCGACGGCTACGGCGACGGCTACGGCTGCGGCAACGGCTGCGGCGACGTTGACGGCTACGACATTGAGAATGTAGCGACTATGTTATGTCAGCGTTAGTTGTGATATAATTAAGCAAGCGATTGGGTAACGGCTTTCGCAAAGATTTACATACACGCGCCATTTTTGGCGATATGCGAAAACACCCAAAGCGTCCGTTACCGCTTTGGGTGTTTTTCGTTGTTAGGAGTACTTATGGGAATCATAGACATACTGCCAAGCAGAGACTGCATAGCTTACAACAAGGCTATAGCTAAGAAGCTAGGAATCGATGAAGCAATAGTTTTCGGGGAAATGTGCAGTAAGCAGGCTATCTACGGAGAGTGTTTCTTTATACAGATGGATCGCATTATGGAAGATACATGCCTTACTGAATACAGAGTGCGAAACGCAATCAAGAGCCTTAAATCGTGCGGTTATATATCAGTTTCTAGAAAAGGTTTACCAGCAAAGAACTACTACTCTGTTTGCATATAAAAAAGCAACATATTCATTATTTCGTTAGGAGCAATTATGGCAATATTACGCAATAAGTCGCAGCAGGGTTTTACGATCGTTGATAACTATGCGCTAAAAGATAAGAGGCTGTCCCTGAAGGCTACCGGACTTCTTGTAAAGATGCTTTCATTACCTGACTATTGGGAGTTCTCTGAAGCTGGGTTGGCGGCTATTGTTAAGGATGGAATAACATCGATTAGATCAGCAATAAAGGAGCTGGAAGGTCTAGGGTACCTCGTTCGTACACGCAACCGCAACGATAAGGGAGCATTTACAGACTGTGATTGGGAGGTAATCGCCGTACCTGATGATTGCCCAGAATTGGAAAACCCAAAGTTGGATAATCCTACCTTGGAAATCACACACAATAAAGCTCTTAAAGGGAATAAAACTACTAAGTTGAATAAAACTACTAATAAGGCGGAAGCGGAGAAATCGAACGACACAGCAGAATCAGTGATCGAAGCATCATCGTTCAGCGATGCAGTAAAAGCGAGTCTCCGTGAATTCGCCGAGTACCGCGAAGAACGAAAGCAGCCGCTTACGGCAAAGGCGGCTGAGAAAGCGATAAACGTTCTTCGCTCATTGCCAGACGATGAAACGCGCATCAAGTCGATCGACCAGTCGATCCTGAACAACTGGCGCGGGCTGTTCGACGTAAAAGGCAGCTTTGGAAGCGGCAGCAACGACAAACGCGGCATGGTGCAGGCTCACTACGAAGAATCTTACGTACCGTTTTAAGGAAATGAGTGAACATGAACGATATCCAGGCAGCAGCCATGATGGAACTTCCGAATATGCGCCCTCTCGACACTATCGACAGCGATGGCATGATCGTTTGCGGAATATGCGGCAAACGTCGCACAAGGCATGTAGTTATCCCGCAGCTGAAGATCGATCGAGTGGCAGCGTGCATGTGCGATTGCGACATGAGCGAGGCGACGGCAAAGAGCGACGGCGCAGCAAAGCGAGACGAGAACGTTACCAACGCCGCTATTATGCGATGCTTCCCGTCGATGGGGTACAGGCATATGACGTTCGAGCGAGACAACGGCTCACAAGAGCGTGTGAGCGCCTCTTTGCGTCGTTACGTCTCCAAGTTCGAAGAGATGCGTAATAGGGGCTTAGGATTCGTCCTGCAGGGCGACAAGGGCAATGGCAAGACGTTTCTAGCGGCGTGCGTTGCTAATGCGCTGCTTTCGCGCTATCGCGTCAAGTTCACGAGCATCGCCGCGCTGGCACCAGGGATGGCCATGTACTCCGGTCGAGATGACGCTATTTCGGAGCTAAAAACGCGGCACCTAGTAATTATCGACGACTTCGGCACCGAGCGCACAAGCGAAACCATGCTAGAGGCAGCTTATGTTGTCGTCAACACGTTGTACGAGTGCCGTATACCGACGATATACACGACCAACAACGACTTGACTAAGATCGAGAGCCAGGCGTACGGTCGCATAGCAGACCGCATTATCGAGCGATGCCCCGTTATCAAGATGGGTGGCGAGAGTATCAGGAAAGCAGTTGCGCAAGAAAATCTAGCCATTATGCGTGACATAATGGCAGAACCGTGATATTATTATATACGTCGGAAGGAGGTATAAGTGGATAAGTCTTTTATATTTCGCATCGAGTCGAACATGCGCGACAAGATCAAAAAGCAGTCATTGGAGCTGGGAATTTCAGCAGCAGAATTTGTGCGTCGCGCAATCCAGGAAAAGATCGAACGGGAAAAATAAGGATTGGTTGGCATGAAAGCTAAATTGCCTAAAAAGCTGCAAGAAAGGCTGGACAAATGCAATGGCCATGGGTGCATATGCGGCGCATACGGAGAATGTGAATGCGGATGCCTAGCTGATTGGCGATCTGAAGACGAGGTTGTCATGGATTGGATGCGCGGCAACGAAAGCACAAGGCACAGGGTGTTAGATGCGTATCTGCAGATAGAGTCAGAAGCATGATTATTATTGCGATCGACCCTGGGACTTCTAACACAGGAATTGCCGTATACGATTCAGTAAAAAAGACCGTAGTTAACTGCGAGACTATTAGAACTCCCAAGAGCGGGCAAGATCAAAATGCCCTGTATTCTCGTTGCTTTAAAATAGCATACGCAATAGACGATCTGTTTGAGGAATATTTGGCAGACGTATTGGTTGTTGAAGGTTTCACGTCTTTTGGAGGCAATCGACAAAATGCCAATACGTTTCAAACGCCATTTTTAGTTGGAATGATTTGTGGAATATGTGACGTTCATGCAATACAGACAAGCAACAAAGTGTTCAACAAGTACGGGCGATCAGTGCGCGACAGCATAAAAGACGGCACGTGTATCGTCGAAGGTTGCGAGAAAGCTACAAACGATCACGAGCGCAGCGCATTGTGCCACGCGCTGTATTACGCAAATGGAGGATGGTAGTGAGCATAGTAATGAAGATTTACGATGAATACGGCGGTATCAACCAGCTTGACAAGTTGATCGAGGAATTACAAGAAGCACTCGAAGAAGCAACGAAGCTGCGCGGCATCGTCGATGACGATGATGATATAAACGCAGAAAATCTGCAAAGAACAATGCAGGAATGCGCTGACGTAGAAATATTGATTGAACAATTTATGGAAAAATTTCATCTTGCAAGCGAGCTAGAATTGTTCAAGGAATACAAGATAGAAAGACAGCTAAGGCGCATACGAAACGGTAAATGATTCTTAAACGGTCGCATTTAAGCGGCCGTTATTGTATAATCAAGCCATGTCAAAAGAAGACCTCATACCGTTTAATAAAATGTCTCCAGAAGAGCATCGACGCTTGTCGTCCATTGGTGGCAAAAAGTCAGCCGAAAGCAAGCGTAAGAAAAAAAATGCGCAGGCGTTGTTGTCGTTAATGCTCGAAGCTGATGTTCCCGCAAAAGAAAAAAAGATGCTTGAAAGCAAGTACGGTATCGCTGTTGAAGGTAGTTGCACCTGGTCTGCTGCTATAAACGCTGGCATTATCAAAGCAGCCGCAGACGGTAACGTAAGCGCTTACCAGGTTATCATGGAGATGATTACCAGCGCTCAAGAATCGGAATGCGAGGATGACGGCCTGTCGAAATCGCTCGAAGAGCTTGGCAAACAGCTTTGATCTCCGACAAGCAAAAGATGATACTGGCGTTCCCGTATTCCGATTACGATGCCATTATAATGGACGGTGCTATCCGTAGCGGCAAGACCTCTATCGGGTTTCTTTCGTTTGTCGATGACATCATGCGACGCTATAACGGCCAGATGATTATCGTCGCTGGCAAGACGGTAAAGAGCGCCGTAAGAAACATTATCGTGCCGTACAAAGCCATGTCGTACGCTAGAAAACGCTATACGATCAATTTCCGCGTTAGCGACAACATCATGATGGTAACGCGCGGTTCGGTCACTAATTACTTCCACGTTTTCGGCGGCAAGGACGAGCGCAGCTACGAACTTATCCAGGGTTGCACGGCGGCTGGTGCGTTTCTCGACGAGGTTGCTCTCATGCCTCGATCGTTCGTAGAGCAAGCTCTAGCCCGTTGCTCGGTAGAAGGCTCTAAGCTGTGGTTTAACTGCAACCCTGACAGCCCGAAGCATTGGTTCTACGAAGAATGGATACTCAGCGCTGCACAGAAGAACGCGTTGCACCTGCACTTCGAGTTAAGCGACAATCCAAGCTTGTCAGACGCTATTAGGTCGCGCTACGAAGCCATGTACTCCGGCGTATTCTACGACCGATATATCCGTGGATTGTGGGTCGTTGCCGAAGGACTTGTGTACCAGATGCCGGACGATGCCATAACATGCACGCCAGAGGATGCATTAGGGGACGGGCGCGGTGCGTGGTATATCAGCATGGACTACGGTATAACCAACCCGTTTGCTGCGATCCTGTGGCGCGTAACCGCATCGAGGGCTTACGCCGTCAAAGAGTACGTGTTTGACAGCCGCAAGGAAAACAGGCGGCTTACCGACGAAGAGCATTACGCGAACGTCGAAAAGCTGGCGCAGTACGTCGATGAGCATGGAAACACTCGAACGCGCAATATAGAGTGCATCGTGATCGACCCCAGCGCTAACAGCTTCAAGGAGACGATACGCAGGCACGGCAAATTCGATTATCGAAACGCCAAAAACGACGTTATAGCAGGTATTTCAACCACGACGACGATGCTCGAAAACGAGCATGTTAAAATATCAACAGACTGCAAAAGCTTGCTTGTCGAAAAAGGGCTGTATCGTTGGGACGATAAAAGCGACAAAGACGCTGTGCTAAAAGATAATGACCACTGTTTAGACGCTGCACGTTACATGTGCCACACGATTTTACGTCACGAGTTGGAAGGGTACGTATGAAAATAGTCGAAAGCCTGCTTGACAAGCTAGCGGAAAAGCTGAACAAGCACGTACAGGGTCGCCGAAGAAACCAAGCTTACCGTGACGCTGACGAAAAAGGCAGCAGCTTTTCGGTCGAAAGCATGATAAGCGAGAGCCTGACCGACCTTATCACGATGAACTTCACGCTGCCCGTTGATGGCGACAACGAGCGCGCGCAGTGGATTGACGACGTGGCGGATAACTACGTCAACACAACGCTTAAAAAGTCTATGGCGCTTGGGTTCTTGTCCGGCGATAGCGTGACAGTGCCATCGTATAATGGCCGAAGCATCGATAACGTGGTGGTAGACGCGTCAGGTTTTGAGATATTGAGCGCGCAAGGCGATGCGATCACCAGCCTTGTTTACGTCATTGACGAGCGCAAAGGCAAGTCTGGTGCTAGATGGCAGCTCTTGCAGCTTATTGAGCTTGTGCCTGACAATAACGGCACATATAGCAACGTATACAGGCTTTACGTCGCAAAGAACAACACGTTAATGGATGGCGTAAGCCCGGCTGGCTCCGTTGCGTCTCCGTGGTTCGGCGAGTACGACGGCGACGAGTGGAGCATCCCAGGTGTTAACCGATTGCTTATTGGTCGATACAAGAGCCATACTATCGACCCATACGCGCCGAACACTAAAAAAGGCGTACCTATATGCTTTGGTTCGTCTCATGCTATTCGCGAAATACACTATTTGCTAGACCAGATGCACGCCGAGTTCGAGTTGTCGGAAAAGGCTATTATCGCCAGCAAGACGGCGTTTAGGAAGCACTTCAACGACGACGGGACAAGTACCGCCATGATGCCACGCGGCGCAGATCGCTTGTTCATGTCGATCCAAGGAGGCGACGTTGACAATCCGACCATACACGACTGGTCTCCTGATATCCGATTCGAGCCTTACCGTGCAGCGTTGGAGAAGCAGTTGCAGCTTGTCGAAAAGACGGTAGGCGTTTCCAGCGGCATAATCAGCGATCCGAACAACGTTAGCTATGAAAATGTTGACAACGTGCGCAAATCGCAGCAAAAAACGATGGCGTTTGTTAACGCAAGCCGTAAAGTTGCGCAGACGATGATGGATGATCTGCTTTACGCATGGGACGTTATTGCAAATTATTACGGCATCACAGTTCAGGGAACGTGGCAGCAACAATACAATTGGTCTGATGAGTACGTTGAGACTTTCAGCGACAAACAGAACGCCATACTCGCTGGTGAGGCTATCGGGGCGTTTGATGCAGCAGATTATCGAGCGTTTATCACTAACGAGCCGCCCGACGTGGCTAAAGAGCGAGTAAGCGAGATTCAGGCTAATAAAGCCACAACAATTCCAACGTTTGAGTTAGGTGCATGATGACAGTATACAGACCTCGACAAGAAACGCTCAACGATTACGATGGGTTTGTCGAAAAATTCAATCCAAAAAAAACGACAGACGATTGCTATACGCCTGTACTAGTTTATGACGCTGTCAAAAACTGGGCGGTAGATGAATATTCGTTGGAAGGTCGAAATATCGTGCGCCCGTTTGTTCCCGGAGGAGATTACGAAGCGTATGATTACCCTGAAAACTGCGTTGTTATAGACAATCCGCCTTTTTCCATAATCTCGAAAATATGCAAAGATTACACCGAATGGGGAGTAGATTTTTTTCTTTTTGCTCCGCATCTAACTAATTTTAGCATTAAATCAGGAAATCATATTATATGTGGACAGACTATAGAATACGCAAACGGTGCTGTTGTTAATACATCGTTTATCACTAACATGGGCAGCGATTTTATACGGACATCACCAAAACTATCACAAGCAATAAAAGCGGCTAACGTTAAAACGAAAGCAAAAAATAAAAAGCAGCTGCCTAAATATAAATATCCTTCCAACGTTTTAACCGTTTCGGACTTAGAAAAAATATGCAATGCTGGAATCGAGTATTCAGTTTCAAAAAATGAATGTACTCAAATTAGCAGGCTTGATGCTCAAAAAGAAGTGAAAAAGAAAATATTCGGAAACGGCTATATGCTTAGCGACAAAGCAGCAGAACTGAAAGCAGCAGAACTGAAAGCAGCAGAAGTTGAAAAAATAGAGTGGCTATTGAGTGATCGAGAACTATCAATTATAGAAAAACTCGGTGCATGATGAACCAATATTGCTTATCATGCGGGAAAATAAACGATAATCCACGCTTTAGATTTTGCTCGAAGTGCGAAAAAGACGAGCGCGCCCGTCACAGGCTAAAGGAGATTGGTGTAAAAGATGCAGCAAGACCCAGCAAGCGAGCAAGCGCTTAACGGCGCTGCCGATAGCGTAGAGAGCGCCGCAACAGCCATCGAGCTTGCGGCGCTCGGCGTTGTTGCGGCGGCATTAGGCTCTATTACAGCATCAACGACGTATGCAAAGATGCGAGCGCAAGAAGCACGAGACTTAAAGGCCATCGAGCAAGCGTTAAAGCGCGGTAACAAGCTGCTTAAAGCACAGAGCGGCAAGCTACTGGACAAAATGGCAGACGCTACAGACGATTGGGCTGCAAAATACTACACCGCTGCGAGCAAGAAGCAGATCAAGGCGGCACAGAACGCGAACATAAGGCCAACGCTTGACGCTGGTAAGAAAGCCAACGACAAAGTAATTGACAGCTTATGCCGCACGTCGGTAATGCAGATCGTTTCGCCAGATGGTAAGTTATTGCCGATTGCAAAGGCGTACCGCGCTCATGTCGACAACGCGATACTGGCAATGTCGCAAGGCGAGCAGACTTATCAGACGGCGATAGCTAAGGCTGTCAACGACCTAGCTTCGTACGGCCTGCGAGTGCGCTACGAGAGCGGCGTTACACGCGAACTATACGCGGCTGTGCGCACTAACGTCATGGACGGTTACCGGGTCACAATGGACGGCATACGAGCCGCGCAGGGTCGCGAGTTCGGCGCGGACGGCGTTGAAGTCACGGCTCATGGGCTATGCGCTCCAGACCACCAACCGTACCAGGGCAAACAATACAGCAAGCGAGATTTCGATAGGCTTAACGCATCGCTAGACAGGCCGCTTGTTACAGGCGCGAATTGCCACCACACGACTTTTCCGGTTATTCTAGGCGTGAGCAGCGACAAATACACCGACGACCAGCTGCAAGATATTATCGACCGCAGCAATGCAGAGGTTACTTTTAACGGTTTAAGCGGCAAACAGATGACCATGAGCCGCTACGAAGCGACCCAATACCAACGCAAGGTAGAGGGAGCCATACGTCAGAACAACATGGCGGCGAGCCTCGCTGATAGTGCGTCAGCATCGACCGACGCAAAGCGCAAAGCACGCGAGCTAACGGCATATTATAAGGCCATGAGCAAAGATTCCGGCCTGACGACAAGAATCGAACGAACGCAAGCATATACGCTTAAATAGTTCAGTTTTCAAGGTACAAAAGGTCATCAAACATTAAAACACACCCTTAGAACGGCTTACAGCAAGCCGATGACCTGCGGTTATACAAAACAAAAAATTAAGGCAAAACTTGCGAAAATATGTTGACGTGTATCTAATACGTGTATATAATGATATACGTCGAAGCAAGCAAGGAACTAAACTATGGATTGGAGTGGTAATCATGCCGGAAGAATGGAGCATGGCGCGTAAAGTTGCTACATGGTTATTTATTATAGCCTTGCCGTTTCTCGGAAGCTTGGACTCGTTTTAGAATACGAAAGGAACCATCATGCAGTACACGACTGAAGAACTTCAAACTACTCTTGATCTCCACAAAAAATGGCTATACAACAAGGAAGAAGGAAAACGCGCTGACATGCGCTTCGCTGACCTGCGCTTCGCTGACCTGCGCTTCGCTGACCTGCGCTTCGCTGACCTGCGCGACGCTGACCTGCGCGGCGCTGACCTGCGCTTCGCTAACCTGCGCGGCGCTGACATTAGCGACGCTGACCTGCGCGACGCTAACATGAGTGGCGCTAAAAACATCCCTGAAATAGCATGTTTTATTACGCGGGCAGAAGCAGAGAATTACTAGGAGGTGATTCGATATGACACCACACGAGAAAAACCCGATTTTGTACGCGCCAGAAGAGGGGGTTGATTATGTAACATGCTGGAATTGCAGGCATGGTTGGCCTCTTTGCAGCGCAAACCACGACAGCCTTGCAACAGACGCTGCATGGTGCGGCAAATACTATGAATTGATCGATTATCCGCACGAGCACCTTGCAAACGACGACGCGGAATGTTGGGAATCACTATGACGTGCATCTTTTTGTTGTGCGCTTAAACCGAAAGGAACATTATGAGTGATGGTATCGAAAAGCTGAAAGAATGCGCTTACGACATGGATCAGATGCAATGCGATGACGTTTTAGTGTTAGCAGATCAAATCGAGCGTGAGCATGCATCAGAGTTGCAGGCGATCGAAGCCGAGATGGACAAGCGCCTGATGCCTCCGGGGATGGAGTGGCCGAAAGACCGCAACGAAAACCCGTTCGACCCTCGCAAGCTGTACGACAGCGGATGCGGAGCCGTTGACTTTGTTCGAATCGGGTTCGTCAACGGCGAGCAATGGGCAAGCGTCGTGTCGCACGATGGGAACGATCTTTTGCCCGAAGAGCTTGGCGATTGCGAACCAGAGGTGCTAGGAGCGGATGGCCTGCCGATCAAGGTTGGCGAGACGGTGTGGTACGTGGGCGAACCCCTAGTGCGCGGAACCGTCGAAGCCGTCGGCGAGGGCGAGGTGATGCTGGCTGGCGACGGCGTGTATGCGCCCTTAGACCTCACCCACACCCAACCCGACCTTAAACTGCGTAAGTGCCCATTTTGCGGCGGAGAGGCCGACATGGTCGACGAAGGATCCGAGTGCTCGCCTGATCGGTTCTGGGCGTACTGCACGAATCCCAGCTGCTTCGTCGAAGGGACGGGCGTTTACGCGACGGAAGAGGAAGCCGCGCAAGCATGGAATACCCGCGTAGAATACAATATCTAGGGAAAGGCAAGACAATGGGCTTCATGGATAAAATTAAACTCGCGTCTTCAGACTTAGCGCAGCAGGCACAAACAAAAGTAGAGAATAATATCGCTGTAAAAATGCAAAAACATGAAGAAAAGCAGATCACAAAGAAAGAAATACGCAATTTGCAAAATCTGTTTTCCGCAACTAACAATATGGGAGATATCTCCATAGATAGCAAGAATTGCCTGTTCAAGGTTAAACATGCCTCATCGAGCATCAAGAAAAAAAGCGGAATAATGGCAAAGACCGGCAAGGTTGTTGCAGCATCCATGACCGCCGGTGCATCAATAGCAATAGAACAAGCAATGAAGCCAAATGATAAAGTATTTTCGTTTAGCGAGCTTTTAAGCTTCGAGCTTCTCGAAGACGATGCGCAGGTTGTTGGTTGTGGAGTCGGCATGGCTCTCGTAGGGGGAGCGTTCTTTGGCGTAGGTGGAGCGATAGCAGGTGCAATGACCGGTGGAAAGAAAACGAAAAAGACCGTCGAAAACCTAGCTTTGAAAATCAATTTGAACGATATCGACTTCCCTTGCGTCATTATCACCTATATCAACAAATCAACGAAAATATCTAGCAATGAATATCGGAAAGCAATCAGTGTTGCACATGAAACAATATCGTGTCTTAAATTGATTATAGACAGTGTGTCCGCCAACTCAAACGAAGCACGAGCCGAAAAAACCCACAAGAGCGCACAGGTAGGTACTAGGTATTGACTTTTAGTCTAACCCTAGCTATATCGAAGAAGCAGGAACTTAACAGCAAAACGAACAATAAGTAGTTTTGCGTAAGATTAAGGAAGTAGGCTAACTAATGCCTGAGTACATAATCAACACGGCGAGTATGGATATCGACCGAAAGAACGAGATTGTGAGGTGTCGAGACTGCAAGCTGTGGGCGACAGAGTTGAGATACATTGGTAAATGCACCGGCAAAGACGGAAAAGTAAATCCTAACGGATACTGCGCCTGGGGAGAGAAACGTGATGTCGATGACTAGAAGCGTATGCCCAGGCTGCGCCCACGAGCAGGCATGCGGACACGCCGAAGTCCATTCATGTTCAAACAGAGATCCGATCGAGAAGGGAACGGGAATGAATCGAGCGCAACGCCGAAAGGCGGGCATAAAGAAGCCGGAGCCTACGTACAATCTCAACGCCCAGCAGCTGGCGGGCATGAAGAAGGAAGCGACGAACGAGGCCGTCCACGCGGCGTTCATCCTGATGCTGGCCATACCCGCGATGGTGTTGCACGACAAGTTCGGTCAGCTGATGCCCAAGGAGGTCGGAGGCAAGAACAGGGAGGAGCGGTTCGTCGACATGTGCGTAGACCTGTACGACAGCTACGTAAAGGGATACGTCACGCTCGACGACCTGCGCGAGTGGCTGTGGGAGGAGGCCAACACCAAGATCGAGATGACGTGAAGGTCAGCCGGATAGCGGGTAGCATAGCCATAACGTAACGAATGGAGCCTTGGAAACAGGGCTCTTTTTCGCTATAATAGTGGCATGCTCACAACATGGCTATATAGCCCGAGGCGTATGCGAACCTGTGACACTCGCGCATACTGGCACCGAAGGCGTTGAAGATGTTGCCATATTTTTTTTTGGGGTCGAACCCCTATAGGTCTGCATATCAAAAGTCGCAAGCAACATAATCTACCTAGTTGACCGACAAAGGTTGACGACGAGTGCAGTATCCGCTCCTGATAAACAATACTTATCCTAATGACTAAAATCCATATGAGTTATACCGCATTTATGCGGTGTAACGACGTGGAGGGGAGCGGGAGGGGAGGCCGGAACGTCCTCCCCTCGCACCGTACAGCAAGGTAGCAGCGTTAGCGTCAACCGGACGGCTTAATAGCTACGGCCATAACTCTATGATCGCCCCATGATCGCGTAAAACGCTATGCGGTACGATTTTCGTACCGGTGGTACGATTTTCGTACCGGTATGCCGAATCTAAGCTTCGTATACTGTTGATCATGCGTTTACCATATATGCTATAATTCAGGTAGCATTGCGGCCGCTTGAGCGCCGCCCGTCCATTAGCGCTAGCCACGCTTAAAAGCAGGCTTTACGGATAGGAGCATCACCGTGGAAAACATTCGGGAGATCGTAGCACGCCTAGGGATCGAGTGCGATGCGGCACAACTGGAGAAAGAGGTGCTGGCTAACTATCGTACTATCGCCGAGGTAGACGGTACGAAGGCCAAGATCGATGCGCTGAACGCCGACATCGAAGCACGCGACGCGCAAATCGCCGACCTGGGCAAAAAGGTTGACGAGTTGAGCGCTTCCGGTGCAGAGATCGAAGCTCTAAAGGCGCAGGTCGAACAATACCGTGCCAGCGAGCAAGAAGCGAAACAAAAAGCCGAGGCAGATGCGGCGAAGCAGCAGTTCGAGCAATCGTTCACCGATGCGCTCAAAGATCGCAAGTTCAGCAACGACTTCACCCGCCGAGCCGTCATGGAGGAAGTGCGCAAGATGCGCGAGACCGACAGCGTAAGCGGCCTCGAAGCGTTGATCGATCAGGTTACCAAGGACGTACCCGATGTGTGGTTCAACCCGAACAAGCCCAACCCGCAGACAGTTCCCGCCCCTACTGACAATGCGGCAAAAGTCGAACTTAACAACGTTCGCGAAATCATGGGGCTACCTACAGAATAAGGAGAAATAAATGGCGAACAGCATCACGAAATTCAAGGCGTACACCTCCATGCTCGACGAGGTCTACAAGCTGGCTTCCCTTACTTCCGTGCTCGACATCAACGACGCGATGGTGCAGGCGGGAGCCAACGCTAACGAGATCGTCATCCCTAAGATCAGCATGGACGGAATGGCAGACTACAGCCGTTCGGCTGGATATGTTGGCGGAGACGTAACGCTCACCAACGAAACCGTTCAGTTCAATTACGATCGTGGACGTTCGTTCACGATCGATTCGATGGACAACGAAGAGACCGCAGGCGTTGCTTTCGGCCGCCTGTCGTCTGAGTTCATCCGCACTAAGGCGGCTCCGGAGATCGATGCATTCCGCTTTGCCACCTATTGCGGATTGACGGGAATCGGCAAGGCTACCGCCGCAACTTATGAAACTGCCGATACCGTGCTTGCAGCGATCAACGCGGGCGTTACGTCGCTCGACGAAGCAGAGGTTCCCGACACCGAGCGCTACCTGTTCATCACGCCGACGCTTTACAATCTTGCGATGAGCGCCGACACCACGAAGAGCAAGGAAATGCTCGACGGGTTCGCGCAGATCACTAAGGTTCCGCAGAGCCGCTTTTACACGTCGATTGACTTGCTTGACGGCACCACTGATGGCGAGGAAGCAGGCGGCTTCGGCAAGACCGCTACGACGGGCAAAGACATCAACTTCATGATCATCCACAAGCCGGCATTGATCCAGTACTCGAAGCACGTCGTGAACAAGGTCGTTACTCCTGAAGAGAACCAGACCTCCGACGGCTGGAAGTTCTTCTACCGTTCGTATGGCTTGGCCGACGCATGCGAGAACAAGGTTGCCGGCATCTACTTGTCGAACAAGGCTTAGCCATGGCACGAACCGTTGGGCTGAAAGCCGAACCGAAGCCGAAGCCAGAAGCCGAACCAGAGCCGAAGCAGAAGCCGAAGCCTGCGCAGAAGCCGAAGCCGAAAGAGCAGATCAAGGCTGACTAATGTATATCGATTTTGATACATATCAGGCCGCGGGGGGTTCGCTTGCAGAAGCGGACTTCTCGCGGTTGGAGAACAAGGCAGAGATGCTGCTTGACGATTGGACGCTTGGCCGCATCAGGTTCATGACGGCTCCGCTGCCTGCTTACGTGGCGGCAGCTATGACCGAGATCATCGACGCGCTCCCGAAGCTAGCAGGTGAGCGCGTCACCTCGTTCAGCAACGGCGTGACCTCGTTCAGCTTCGACACGTCGAAGAGCGATGTCTCCATGCTTTACGATGACGTGGTGCGCATCCTGCCGGTAGAGCTTGTGAGCAGGTGCGTATGCGAATAGACACCGACAGCTACCTAGACCAGACGCTAACGATCATCAATAAGCTAGATGCCAAGGATGCAGGTATAGCAGCCGACGCTTACTACAAGACCGAGCTACAGGGCGTGTGGAGTGCCAAGAGCGTGCGCACGGTGCTAGGTACCGGCGATGTCATTGTGGCTACCACGGTTAACATGCAGTTCGCCGACACAAGCCACTACATGCCTTATCGTGAGTGGAGCAAGGCAGCCGACCGCGAGAGCATGTGGACGTTGCGCGAGGGAGATTATGTTGTACGCGGCGAAGTAACCGAGGATATCAGCACGGCTACGGCGCTTAAAAAGGCCATGGCAGCTCATGAGCCTGATGCCGTGCAGGTGAAGGCCATACAGGATAAGACGCGGGAAACGGGGCTAGATTACGTGGATGCTGGCGTTATGCGCTATGCAACCGGCGTGTTTGCCGAGGGAGCGTAATTGTGGCCGTTAAAGTAACAGTTGACATGAGCGGTGTCAGCGCAAAGCTTGACAGCATCGCCAAAGATCGCGGGCTCGGCATGTTTCTCGCGACCGAAGCTGCAAGCGGTATGGATCAGTACGTACCATACCGCGACGGCGCGCTATCTGGCAGCGCAACGCCAGAGCCGTTTGCTGTTACGTACGGCGTGCCTTATGCTGCAAGGCTCTATTACGGCACCGACCTGAACATCAGCAAGCAAGGCCATCCTAACGCCACGGCATTATGGGACAAGGCTTACAAGGCAGCTAAAGGCAGCGACCTTGGACAAGCCGGCACGCAATACGTAAGGAGCATGTGATGGCAAGCGTCCAAGGCAAGACAGATGCGGTGGTGACGTGGGCTAAAGGATGGCCGGAGCTAGACGGTTACCTAAAGCTCAACGCGGTCAGCACCGAGGCTGGAGAGCACGCGCTCAACACCGTTTACAACGACGTGGCTATCACAGAGTACGTGGACGGTACTGCAAAGCGCGAGTACACGTTCGCGCTCATCATGATCGCCGAGTGGTCGGACGGCTTCGACGGCATCAACGCCGAGGCTAACAGGCTGGGCGAATCGTGGATTGACTGGGTAGCTGGCCAGTACCCGGACAACGTGCCAGACTTCGGGCAAAACGCTAGCATCAGCAAGATAGAGCCGCTATACAACGTGCCTTCGCTGGCAATGGTGTACCAAGAGGACAGCCTGGCGAAGTACATGTTCCAGGCAAAGATAACCTATACAGAGTAAGGAGCATTAATGGCAGAATTGACGCGCAACCTGTGGGGGGTTGCTATCGACAGCACTAAGGGCGCGGAAGATGGCGTGTACACGTGGGTTCCGGTTGACAAATCGACTACCTACGAACTGGGCTTTAACGCACAGACCGACACGAAGGGTTTCATCAGCGACAAGAACGACAGCACGGTAGTCAAGAGCTACCAGGTTGCCATGGATCAGGAGATCACGCTAGACAACGACAACCCGCTTTACAAGTTCATGCGCGCATACGCAATGAGCATGCCGGTTGGTGCCGACGCAGAGTGCCCCGTGCTAGCGGTACAGCCTGACGACACTACCGGATTGCCTACCATCGGCTACGTCTGGCCTAAGGCCATGATCACGCCCACGGCAATCAACAGCGTGGACGGCATCCTCACGTTCAACATCGCGTTTAACGGCGACCCTATCGAGGGCACTGTTGCGGGATGGGGTACCGGCACCGTGACGTTTACTAAAACGGTTGCTGGAGGCTCCGAAGAGTAACCAACAATCGCAAATATGATATAATGACAGCGCCGGGAATAATCTCGGCGCTGTCCTACGTTAGGGGTGCTTATGATTTACACAGACGAAAACGGCATTGAGTTCGACCTTGCTCCGCGAACCGAGAAAGATCAGGCGGCGTGGAAGTCGGCACGAACAGCCAAGGAAAAATTAGACTTGCTAAAGCTATCGTTCGACGATGCTTACCTCACTGAAAAGTTAGGCTCGACGCAAGCGGCTAAGCTCGATGCAGACGCGCTTGGCATCATGTTCGATAAAGTGCACATGGCGTATGAAGCTCCCGCCGTAGCGGCTCGTATCGAGCAGTTTAGCGGCCAGTTTGCAGGTATTAGTGACCTAGTAGGGTCGCTAAACAGCATCACCGAGGCAACTAATGTTACCGGTAGCCGACAAGGGTTCTCGCGCGTAAAATGATCGACCTAACGCAACCATTGCCGACTAGCCTGCTATGCGATGGCGAGTGGGTGCCGATCAACACTGACTTTCGCACATGGCTATCCTTTCAGCGCGACTTGAAACAGGGTCGCGCTTCTTTTTGCATCTTCGCAGATGGCAAACCGCCCGCGTCTGATGACTGGGTGGCTTCTGCTCAGGAGTTTTTGGAATGCAAGGAGGCAACGCCACACGGCAGCGACAGCGCTAACGTGCGCTGCTTCGACTTCGACCTAGACGGTAGCTATCTCGTAGCCTCGTTCATGGCGGCTTACGGAATCGACCTAACGACAGCAGACATGCACTGGCATATGTTCTTGGCGTTGTTTCGCGGCTTGCCTGATGATGCGTGCATCCGCAAGATCATGGGATACCGATCATGGCGCAACGACAAGAGCAGCTACGAGCAGCAGATGCGCAGCCTAGCGAAAGCATGGGCATTGCCTGTCGAAGAGGACAAGGCGGCTAAGGAGAGCACGCGCAAGGCCATAGAGGCGCTGCCAGCGATCAACGAGGCCGGCCTAGCCGAGATATGGGGCGCATAGCGTGGTAGAATAGCACTAAATCGGCAGGGGTGTCGATTAGAGGGATGCTATTGTGGCAGACGGTACTATTAAGATCGACCTAGAGGTCGATAGCAAAAACGCCAAGTCGCAAGCAAAATCTACCGGCGATGCCATTGGCAAGCAGGTAGCCAGCGGAGCGCAATCATCAACTAAAGACACCGGCTCAAAAGTCGGCGACAGCATATCAAAGGGCATTAAGTCGTCAACGAAAGGCACAGGAGATGCCGTAGGCAGCCAAATTGGAAGCGGGCTGAAATCATCGCTAGGTAGCGCAGCAAGCGAGGCTGCTAGCGGCATTGGGGCAGGGCTTAAAGATGCTGCTTCTGGTGCAATACCCGCTTTAGATGGCATAAACGTTGCCGGGCTTGGCGTAGGAGCAGGTATTGCCGCTGGTGCTGCTGCTGGTGTCGCAGCTATCGCTGGGCTTACGTCGCAGGCCGTTGGAGCTTACTCTTCGTTCCAACAGCTAACAGGAGGCGTTGAGACGCTGTTCAAGGACAGCGCGCCGACTGTCGAAGCTTACGCAGACCAGGCGTTTAGCACAGCCGGTATGAGCGCAAACGACTACATGAGTACGGTTACGTCGTTTAGCGCGTCGCTTATCCAGGGCTTGGGCGGAGATACCGCCGCAGCAGCCGAGATCGGCAATATGGCCGTTATCGACATGAGCGACAACGCAAACAAGATGGGCACGGATATACAGTCCATCCAGATGACGTACCAGAGCCTAGCACGCGGCAATTACGCGATGTTAGACAACCTAAAACTTGGTTATGGTGGAACAAAAGAAGAGCTTAACAGGCTGCTTGCCGATGCCGAGAAGCTGACGGGCGTAAAATACGACCCGTCTAACTTTTCTGACGTTATCCAGGCTATCCATGCCGTGCAAGAGAACCTTGACATCACCGGCACGACGGCAGAGGAAGCGGCTACAACTATCGAGGGTAGCGCGCTATCCATGAAAGCGGCTTGGGAAAACTGGCTAACGGCATTAGCCAACCCAGATGCTGACATTGGATATTACAACGACGTGCTGTTTGAGGGCATACAGACAGCGCTCGATAACCTTATACCTGCTATTAGCACCGCTGTTAACAATCTGTTGGCAGTGTTGCCGCAGATGCTGGCTACTCTATTGCAGATGGTTGGAGAGCTGGCAATACAGATTATTGCCGCATTGCCAGAGCTGATAACATCGCTTGTATTCGGCATAACCCGGGCAATACCGCAGTTCATCGCGGCTATCCTAGCTGTCGTGACGGCATTGGTTGAGGCATTGCCAACAATTGTGCAGGCTTTGGTGGACGCTGTCCCGCAGATAATTACGATGATCGCTGAAATGATACCTACAACGATAGACGTGCTTATACAAGGCTTTATCGCTTTGTTTAACGCTATTGTAGTCGCATTGCCGCAGATCATCCAGTCATTGGTTGCCGCCATACCGACGATAGTTACAGCACTTGTTGATGCGCTGGTTATCGCGTTGCCAATGATGATAGAGGGCTTTATCCAGCTGTTTATGGCCTTTATCGATGCGTTGCCGACGATCATAACGACCATAGTAGCTGCTTTGCCGCAGATCATCACGGCAATCATTAACGCGCTTATCATAGCGATACCACAGCTAATTGTTGGCTTTGTGCAACTGTTTATGGCGTTTATTGCTGCATTGCCGCAAATAATTAGCGCAATAGTGGCAGCGTTGCCGCAGATTATTGACGGCATAGTAACAACGTTGGTTGCAAATGCACCTCAATTGCAAAACGCAGCCGTTGAGATGTTTAACATGTTTATCAACGGCATAGGATCGATGTTCGGCAGCATTGTAAGTAAAGTTGGCGAAATACCAGGCATGATCTTAGGTGCTCTCGGCAACCTTGGCGGTCTGTTATGGAATGCTGGCAGTAGCATCATCAACGGCCTGCTCGGCGGCCTTCAAGCAGCATGGGGCGGCGTTGTCGGATGGTTCGCCGAAATCACGAGCTCAATCCCCAACCTTAAGGGACCAGCGCCCGTTGATGCAAAGCTGTTGATCGACAACGGCAAACTGATCATGCAGGGCTTAGGACGTGGCCTAGATGACGGATGGAGCGACATTGAGAATCAGCTGTTAGGTTATACTAATAGCATACCTGTAACGTTTGACACGAGCGGAACCGCACGAGCGCTTACGCAAGGAATGACGCAGCGCTTCGACGCTTACAAGGTACGCCAAATGGTTTCGCTTGATAGCGACAGCAGCAAGGCTCTTGGAAATGTTAGTGGTATAATATCAAATAGGTTTGACGACCTGAAACAGCTTGCAAGCCGTCCTGTGGTGCTTAACGTCAACGGTCGCGAGCTGGCTTATACGACCCAGGAGGACTACGACACTGTGCTAGGCAAGCGGCAAAGCATAGAGATAAGGGGGTTCGCACGTGCCTAAGTTCGACGCGACAATAAACGGCATAAGCCTAGCATCATACGGCGTTGAGCCTAACATGGCAACCGTGCCGCAACCAGAGGCTAAGACGTACCAAGCCGAGATACCAGGCCGCGACGGGTTGCTGGACTATACGGACGCTTACGGCGTTGTGCGCTATGAAAACCGTACTGTAACGGTCGAAGCTTACGAGATCGGCGACATAACAGCGCGCATGGAGCACCGGCGCGCTATATGCTCTGATATGCACGGCAAGACGTGTACGCTTGCGCTAACAACTCTGCCGGGATACACGTTTACGGGGCGTTGCAGCGTCGAGTACGACGAGGACGGTTCCGAGACGGCCTACAAGCTATCTTTTGATTGTCAGCCGTATATGAGCGCAGGAGAGCGCACGTTTTATGCTAATTGCGCTGGCGGCGTTGATCTTGTGTTTATGAGCGGAGACAAGCCGGTAAAGCCTCGCATCGAGGTGCCACGCCGCAGCATCATTGTCTTCAACGGTCAGCAATACGAGGTAGAGGCGGGCACGTGGACGTTCGACGGCATCGTGTTCAAGCGCGGCCGTAACGAGGTATATATCAACACGTACACTGAGCCTGGTACTACCACATGGGGCGACCTAGAGAGCATGACATGGGAGCAGATAGGATGGCACCACAGGCAATCAGATGCTAGCGGCGCACTCGTAAACGTAACTGATGCGCTGCAAGCGCGACCTAATAAGCTGGTTGTTGATGGTAAGGCTGTGCAGGGGGTGACGACGGGTAAGAATTTATGCCCTGTTAAAAGTGGTACAAATTATGGTGTAACTGCAACGGTAAATGCAGACGGCTCTATGACGCTAAACGGCACGGCAACCAAGAGTGGTTATATAACTTTGGATGGTGGCTTCTATAAAGACAAGGTGCCTATTGCAGGCTCACTTGTTCAAGTTGGCAAGAAGTATTGCGTGTCAGGCAGCATCGCTTCAAATGTTGATGTTGTATTTGTTACTTACTCCGAAACAGGCTATGTCACATCAATATTCAACAGTGGAACGGTGCCTGCGAACGATCTGTACTACGGCATGTTTTTATATATCTACACTGGTGCCTCGTTCACAAATACAGTTATATATCCGCAGGTAGAGCAAGCGGAAGTAGCAACTGCATGGGAGCCATATACCGGAGGTAAGCCATCACCCAACCCAGAGTATCCCCAAGATGTTGATGTTGTAGATAGCCCGGTGAGTGTGCAGGCTACGGGAAAGAATCTGCTTAGATATCCTTACAATGGATTGCCAAAGCAAGAAGCTGGATTATCAGTAACAGCCAATGCCGATGGTAGTGTGACTGTAATAGGAACTGCAACACGTTTGGTGGGAATCTATCTGCCCGGTCTTTGGAGAGCAGAGGCGACCCTTAAACCGGGGACATACACCTTCAGCGCAAAAGGGAAGGTAAGTAACGCACCGATATATGTTTCTACTAAACCAATTGGCGCAGCAAACAGTGCTGCGACTGTCATCGCAAATACCTTGCTAGACGCTGTAACGTTTACGATAAGCGAAGAGGTTGCGTACACTGCTCAGCTGAATGTTGCCCCCGGTTCGGCTGTAGATTTTACATTTTACCCCCAAATAGAAGTAGGCACTACAGCCACTACTTACGAGCCCTACAACGGTCAAACTATATCAATCACCCTCCCACCTGACCACAACTACCTAGCATCCTTACCGGACGGTACACGCGACGAGTTAGTGTTGCGTAGTGATGGTGTGGCAGTGTTGGTGGAGCGGGTTGGGAAACGAGTGTTCAACGGGTCAGAAGCATGGCTTTTGCTTTCCGGGGTAGCATATGGGTTCAGACTGCGCGACACTACACTATCGGGTGACTATCGCCAGCTAATTTGCGACAGATATACCGTTCGTGAGTTCGCGGCAACATCCGAAACGCAGGGTGTAACCGCCGATCCACAGAAAGCACCGAATTTGTTTTGCTTTAGAGATACTACCATCGATCAAACCGTCGAGGCTTGGAAAGCAAAGCTAGCCGCATCTAATGTGATGGTTTACTATGCACTTGCAACCGCGACCGTCCGATATTCAGCCGACAACGGCACCACTTGGTCAACTATCGACCCAGCAGCCGGTAATTCGGCTATACAGCTGTACAAGGGAACGAATAACGTATGGTGTACGGATGCGTTAAGTCCTAACGTCACGCTAAATTATGACACGCAAGAGCGCACGCGTAAGCAGCGCGTTAGCGATCTTTACTGGCGCAATAACCAACCGCAGAGACGGCTTACATGGGGACAGCTTGCTACCCACACGTGGGGCGAGATCGGCAGCAAGTCAGTGCAAGAGTGGTACTATAGCGGTACGGCCTACGTGGTCGAAAACGCTTACATAAACTATGAGATAGGAGACTTGTAATGCCAACGACGAAAAACCTAGGACTTGTAAACGTGTTGGAGGGGGAAAACTTTGACATTGACGTTTACAACGGGAATAACAACAAGGTAGATGCCTTTGCTGGGACGGTGCCGAAAAAAAAGACGCTGTTTGAAAATGCTAACGGCACAAGTAACACGATCGCGCTTAATGACAGCGCGGCAAATTACGATTATGTACTAATTTCATGGGTAGACAATGACGGGTTTTATCACGCCGATACGCCATGCATCAACGGCAAAAAAGCTCAATTATCTACAATACACGTCAGACATGAAGTTCCTGCCTATGCTAAAAGCGCTGTTGTCAATGTTGCTGGAACGTCAATCTCGTTTGAGAGCAATTTTCAGATGCAATTACCACCTGGCACTATTAATAGCAACATAATACCTGTTAGAATTACTAAAGTTGTAGGCGTTAAAGGTTTCTGATGATAGTACTAAAGCTTGCAGACGGTAGTACTCTACACGACGTGCGCGATAATAACCGGCAAGTAGTCGGGTATATTTCCGACGCTAAAAACGCCGTTGGTACGCTAGATTTCGACATATACCCGAAACATCCTGCTTATAACGCCATTAAGGCTGGAAGCACGAAGATACGAGCATATCGTGACGGCATGTGGACGCATGATTACACGGTAGAGAGCGTGACGAACGACCTGCAGCTAAAAAAGCATGTTACCGCAACGGACGAATTGCAGTACCTAGAGCGCATCGAAGTACCATCGTACAAGACAGGCGTTGATGGCGTACCGCAGACGGTTAGCGGGTTGTTTATGTGGCTCATCGAGTACTACAACGCTCGAAGCGGTGGAGAGCGTTTCGCGTTTGGCCAGATCGAGGGCGATATCATTGATCCTACAAAGACGCTGGATCGCAGCAGCGATAGCCCGGCAACAGTGGCTAGCATCGTCAAAGATAAGATCATCGATTCGCTTGGCGGTTACGTGCGCGTGCGTCGCGTCGATGGCGTGCTTACGATTGACCTCAAGGCTGATGCTGCCGGTGTTTGCCATCAGTATATCGAGTTCGGCGAGAACCTGGTTGATTATGCCGACGAGCAGGACGCGAGCGAGCTATACACCGCGGTCACGGCCGAAAGCAAGTACAAGGACGATAATGGCGACGAGGTTACTGTAACGTTATCAGACGCGCCCGATGGCGATTACCTTGCTGGTTATGTAAAGAAAGGTGATACGGTAACTAATACCGCAGCAGCAGCAGCATACGGAGTTCGTCGCAAGCACCTAACGTTTGACGTGGTTAAAAACGTATATACTCTTGTCGAAAATTGCGAAAAGTATATAGCAGCTCATTGCGAGCCTGTCACCACTGTTAACGTAAGCGCTGCCGACCTATCAACGCTTGATAGTAACGTCCAGTCGTTTGATGTTGGGCTTTATACGCGAGTCAAGGCTGCCCCGATGGGCTTTGATGCGGCGTTTGAGTGCCAGGTCGCCAAGCGCAGCCTTAACGACCCCACTGAGGATAAATACACGCTGGGATGGACGTGGGGCAGCCTGTCATCGATCAACAACCGCAAGATCGTTGAGACGGCTCTAGGCATCGGCAAGCTGGAGCAAGCAACCACAGAGATAGATCAGGCTGCTAAAGACGCGGCGCAAAAGGCGCAGACTGCGCAGGATGTTGCGATCGCGGCAAACATAAATGCTACTGATGCAGTAACAAAAGCAGACAGCGCCAAAGAAGAAGCGACAAGCGCGAGCGATACTGCACAACGCGCAGAAGCGATATCTGCGGAAGCAAAGCAGACCGCAACGCAAGCAAATGGGGTTGCGCAAGACGCGAGCGAAACCGCTTCGACAGCGGCAATCACGGCGGCGCAGGCTGGCGCAACAGCTACCGAGGCAAAGCAGACAGCAACGCAAGCAGCAAGCGACCTATCGAATTATGCGACTAATACCAACCTGATGCTGAAGGATATGCAAGGCCAGATCGACGGAAGCATCACGACATGGTTCTTCGCGGTTCCTCCGACAAACGAAAACGCACCAGCTAATGAGTGGACGACAACCGACCTCAAAAATAAACACCTTGGAGACTTGTACTACGACACCAACACCGGCTACTCGTACCGATGGCAAGTGCTCCAAAGCGTTTACTCTTGGCAGCGTATTACCGACGTTGATGTTACCAAGGCGCTTGCTGATGCCTCTAAGGCGCAGGATACCGCAGACGCTAAGCGTCGCGTATTTTACTCGCAGCCTGTGCCGCCTTATGACAAGGGCGATCTTTGGAGCCAAGGCACAAACGGCGATATGCTCATATGCTCAACGCCTAAAACAGACGGCATGAGCTATCTCGCATCAGACTGGGACAAGGCCAGCAAGTACACAGACGATACAAAGGCTATTGAGGCCGAGGGATTAGCAGAAGAGGCAGCAAAGACAGCAACGGACTTTATCGACTTTGGAGCTGATGGGCTTATTGTCGGCGATATGACGGATGGTGCCCTTGCCGGCAACGTGCGAATCGCCTCGGACGGTATCGAGCTAAGGGACGGTACAAGCGTACTAGCGCGCCTTAAAGCTGGATTGCTAGAGCTAGCTGCAAACTCCGTTAACGCCATTATTAAGCTGTGCGGAGGTAAAGGAATTATCGCTTATTATGCCGGCACTGATCAGCTTGCCATTATGTCGCCCGGCTCTATCGCTATGGCGGCATGCCAGACGCTACCAGACGGAACGGTGCAGCCATACGACTCCGGCGTAGCATGCAACAAAAGCGGCGTTCTTTTGAAGGGTGCCGTGGAGGCTTCCGGCACCTTCAAGATCAACGGCAATAACATGGCAGACTACGTGGTAGCCCAGGGCACGAGCGGCATCTGGCGGTGGCGCAAGTGGTCTTCGGGGTTGGCCGAGTGCTGGGGCAATACGTCTACTCCGACGAACACGAACCTGCCGTGGGAGGGTATGAGATACGACGGGACGATGCGCGGAGGCCACGCCCTCCCGTTCGCCCTTACGCGGATCATACATTCAGACGTTACCATCGAAGACCCTGGCGGCGGAGCGTTCTGGCCAGGCGTGCATACGGTGTTCAAGGACAAAGCCCCGAAGTTCTTCGTACTTAGCGTCGGCAACTATTCTAGGACGATATACCTGCACTACTACGTTACCGGGACATGGAAGTGATACTTGCCGCACGGTGCGAAAGAAGGTAGAACGCATATTAGAAATGCTATAATGGTACTTGTGAGGTAACAATACCTCATACACCCCTGCTAAAGAGTCGGCAAAACGTCGGCTCTTTTTGCTACAACAGCAAGCACAGCAGCACGGATGCTTGCAAAAAGATATGACTTATGCGATAATGCAATAACCATGTTCACTCCTTTCCCTCATGGTTCCTTTCGGAAAAGCCCCTGCTAACGCGGGGGCTTTTGCTTTATAATGCATGGAGGAGGTAATATGACATCTTGTTTGGAAAATTGTTCAACCCATTCTGCCCACCAGAGGGCGATTGCACAGCATGACAAACGCCTTGATGCACACGGTGATGAGATTGATAACCTTCGCGAGTGCGTGGTGCGCCTCACGTCCCTGCAGGAATCAAACGCTAAGTGGAAGGATGTTGCAGAGGAGCGAATCGCTGCCTTGGAAGCCGCTCCATCAAAACGCTGGGACAACCTTGTCAACTACGTGGTTACTGCCATTGTAGCGTTGGTAATCGGTATGGTCGCCGGACAAATAGGACTCAACTAGAGAGGATCAAACATGATCGACAAAGCAACAGACGCATTTATCGAGTGGTGCGCAAGGGATACGGCATCGGCGCGCTTCCAGCGCTCGATTGTCCAGGGCGTTATCGGTGTGGCGGTTGGCGGGTTGACTACCGGCGAATGGACTGGCGCGGTTGTTGTCGGCCTTGTGATGGCCGTTATCGCACCGGTACAAAAAGCAATCGGCAACAAAGGGGAGGTAGAATAGATGGACTGGGAAGGCTTGAACGCAGACGTGGAGATGATCCTGCCGCGCAATTTCACCAGCGGCAGGTACGGCTCGATCCAGGCGGTCACGATCCACCACATGGCGGGCGACCTGAGCATCGAGGACTGCTACAGGACGTGGCTCAACAGCTCGACTTCCGCCCACTACGCCGTGCAGTCGGACGGCACGGTCGGTCAGCTCGTAAACGACTGGGACACCGCCTGGGCGTGCGGAAACGACTGGGCGAACCCCAACACGATCAGCGTCGAGCACGCCAACGACGGCAGCTGGCCGTGGACGGTCGGCGAGGCGGCGCTGGACGCGGGGGCGCACCTCGTGGCTGCCATCTGCCGAAAGTACGGGCTCGGCCGCCCGGAGTGGATGGTGAACGTGTTCCCGCACAGCCACTGGTCGGCGACGCTCTGCCCCGGCGAGCTGGCCGGGTCGCAGAACGCGGAGTACATGCGCCGCGCAGGCGAGTGGTACGACAGGATGGCTGGTGCGTCCGGCGAATGGGTGCGCGACGGGAAGGGCTGGTGGTACAGGCGCGCCGACGGCTCATGGCCGGCAGGAGAATGGCTCGCGCTCGACGCGTGGTACCGCTTCGGTGCTGACGGCTACGCCCTCACAGGATGGCAGCTGGTCGACGGCAAGTGGTACCTGTTCGGCGACGACTGCCGCATGCTAACCGGCTGGCAGAGCGTCGGGGAAAAGTGGTACTACCTGACCGGCTCCGGCGCGATGGCCACTGGTTGGGCGGATGTTGACGGAACGTGGTACTACCTCGACGAGTCTGGCGCGATGCAGACCGGATGGCTGCTCGACGGCGGCAAGTGGTACTGGCTCGACGAGTCGGGGGCGATGGCGCGCTCGACGTGCCGGAGCATCGGCGGCAAGTGGTACGCCTTCGGATCGTCCGGCGCGATGATCTCCGGCAATGTGCCGACCGGCTCCGGCGGTGACATGGAGCTTGGGTAGCCGGCAGTTGCCGTGCCAATCCGTGCTATAACTGCCAGCTCGTTCGGATGTTCTTCAACTTAGGATCGGTCTTTTATGGCCGATCTTTTTTATTGCGTTAATCTAAAATAATGCTATAATTATATACAGTTACAATCCGACGAAAGGAACACTATGAATGAGATCGTAAAAATCAAGGACGACCGCGGGCAAGAACTTCAGATAACGCCAGACGACGTGCGAAACGTACTCTGTCCTTCTGCTAACGACAAAGAAATATCCATGTTCCTCGAATTGTGCCGTGCGCAGAACCTCAACCCGTTCATCAAAGATGCGTACCTCGTGAAGTACGGTAGCAACCCAGCAACGATTATCACCGGCAAGGAAGTGTTCACCAAGCGAGCAGCCAAGAACAAGAGTTACAAAGGGTTTGAGGCGGGCATTACGGTACAGCGCGGAAACAGCATCGAGCGCCGCGAAGGCAGCGCTGTATTCGATGGGGAAAAGCTATTAGGAGGTTGGGCGCGAGTACACGTTGATGGTAAGCATCCGTTTTTTGACGAGGTGGCGTTTAGCGAGTATTCGAGCGGAAAAAGCAACTGGGCGACCAAGCCAGGAACCATGATCCGCAAGGTAGCACTAGTCCACGCTCTCCGCGAAGCGTTCCCGGATGATTTCCAGGGGCTTTACAGCGCCGAGGAAATGGCGCAAGACACGCCGCAAGAGCCGCAAGAACAATCCTCGCAGCCCATTGAAGTCGAACCTGAACAAGTTATCGAACGCGACGAAAACATACATGCAGAATACGTAAAGGCTACTCGTGATGCCGTTGAGGCAGGAATTAAGCGCGAAGGTATCATGTCATGGTTTGAATCGCGGTTTGGCCATGAAATGGGGCATATTAACGATGCCGAAAAGCTTGCAACTATCGAATGGTGCAAAGCACGAACGGCTGAAGCTAACGAGCTAAGCATCAATCCGCAAGAGCCTGTTCTTATGGATGATGATATAGCGTTTTAGTTTTACAAAATAATAAAACTTTTTATAAACCTCCGAATTTCGGGGGTTTTTACTTTACAGCACTAACAACTATGTATATAATAATATACATAAGGTAAGGCAAACGAAAGGAACGATCATGGAAGCAACCATCATCGAGAACGAACTTGCAAGCGTTACAAGCGCGATAAGCATTGACCAGGACGCAATCGCCGATGCGCTAAAACGCATGACCGCCGTCATCGACGAGAGCGAAAATCTATGCGAAGAATGCGAAGTTGACGGTGAAACGCTGGCGAGCATGGAGACTGCAGACGTAAAGCGGTTGCAGCAGGCGCTGAACGCGAAGATCACCGAAGGCAAGACGGCTCTAACCGATTTTAACCGCGTGTTCGATGCTCCTAAGAAAACCGTAAAGGCAGCGTATGACAAGGCCGTAGAACCGCTTACAGCGCTTCAAGCGGCGTACAAGGCTCAACAGGTCGCAAACGAGCAACGCGAGAAAGACGAGAAGCGAGCGCAGCTGGAGGCTCATTTTTACGAGTATGCCGGCGTGCTTGATCATGTTGCGAATTACGATCAGGTGCATGACGATAAATGGCTGAACAAAGGGTGCGCGCTATCTAAAGCATTCGGCGAAATCGAAACTATTGTTGACGGCATCGCGAAAAGCTGGCAAACGCTAAAGACGCTCGACCTGCCAATGTTCGACGTTGCCGAACGAACGTTTTTTACCACCTTCGACCTTGACGCAGCAATAAGCGCGGCGAACCAAGCGCAGGCAGATCATGAGCGCATCGAAGCTCTAAAAGCAGAGCAAGCCGATATGATGCAGCAGCGCGAAGAGGAAAAGCATGAGCAAGAGCCTGAACAAGAGCAGCCTAGCGTCAACGACGAGCCTCGCGCCGCTACGGTTGTTATCGAAGCGGCTACGCTGGAACAGTTGAAGCAACTCGCCGAATCTATGCGCAATATCGGGCTACACGGCACTATTAAGAGAGGGTAGGAAAATGGCTGGAATTGATTGCGGATATGCCGCAGACGCAGAATCTTTTGTAAAGTCGTGGTTTTCGCCAACCAGGAAAGGAGAGACGACGAGAAAATGCGAGAATTGCGGTGCGGAATATATTCCCCGATCGAGGAACCAAAAGTATTGCACGACGAAATGTAAGGACGCTAAAAGGAGGGCATCATTATGAGCATTAACCGAGTAATCATCAGCGGGAATCTAACGAGGGATGTTGAGCTGAGGTCGACTGCGAGCGGGCTTCCGGTTCTTTGCTTCGGCGTGGCCGTGAACGATCGCCGCAAGAACCAGCAGAGCGGCGAGTGGGAAGATTACGTTAATTTCATCGATTGCACCATGTTCGGCGCGCGTGCTGAGAGCGTGTCGCGATTCTTGGACAAGGGCGCGAAGGTGTCTATCGAAGGTAAGCTGCGCTGGAGCCAATGGGAACGCGACGGACAGAAGCGCAGCAAGATAGACGTGATTGTAGATGAGCTTGAGTTCATGTCGAGCCGCAACAATTCGTCGTCATACGGCGGCGGTCGCACGGGCGGCTACTCCGCTCAGGCGGCAGTTCCTATGGCTGCTCCGGTGGTTGATGCTTCTTCTTCGATCTACGACGAAGACTTGCCATTTTAAGGAGTAAACATGGAGCCTACTCAATTGCTCAAGAAGTCTATAATCTGGGTAAACAATAATCGTGATGCCTACTATCAGATCGAGCGTCAATGTATGATCATGAGGTGCGACAACCGCGTACCACGCGTTAAGCATGCAGCGGAGATCGTGCGAGGCAATGGCGTTGCTGTAAATAATAGCGCACTAGCTTTTGTGGCTCGCCTGATAGAGCACAATACCGGTGTTAGATCATGGACGGCAAAAAGTAAGATAGACGACCTGCTTACAGAAGATTTTTGGAAAGCCTGGGACATAAAGCACTAACAACTTACCCGCATTAACGTGCGGGTATTTTTTTATATTTCTTCTTGACACCTTAGATTAACGTGTATATAATAATATACATGCAGTAAACAACAAACAGAAAGGAACTAAAATGAACATCGATGGAGTAGATTACGTACCAGTATCAGAATTAGCGTCGTTCAATAATAGCGACCACGTGTGCGTTATCGCTGATCGCGGATGGATATTTGAAGGGTACCGCGAAGAAGGAACAACAAGGCTTACAAACGCTCATGTAGTGCGTAAATGGAGCAACGGTCTTGGAATCGGCGGGCTAGCTGATCCTGACTACAAAGATGATTATACTCTTGATAATATCGGCTGTATCGAATTATCACCTAACGCAATTATCGCGGTAATACCGTTGGAGTGGTAATAATGGCTAATTACGGCGACGGCTACGGCTGCGGCAACGGCTGCGGCGACGTTGACGGCGACGGCTACGGCGACGGCTACGGCTGCGG